AGTTCTGATTTTTCAGATGTTTTTGTTTGTGACGGTTATCGTTATTGTCGTGCTGCTAAATTACTTATGGCTCTCGGTTATGGCAATTTTGATACTGTTATTCAGTATGATGTTTATGCTTTGGCTGAACGTTACGTTGCAGATGGTAACAGTTGGAATACCGGTGTTTTTTCTTTATCTGATTATTATGTCAGATTTGATGCATCTGAATCAAATATTGTAAACAGTCCTAATCTTTCGATTTTGCCTTTGTTGGCTTATCATAAGATTTGCAATGATCATTACCGTAATGAAAAGTGGCAACCTTTTGAACCGTGGACATGTAACATCGATTATTTGAGACCTACTGATAATATGAACGCTAAAACGTTTATTGATTCTGCTTCGTTCACTCGGTTAATGACTACTATTATTGATTTGGAAAATTCTAATCTTCCAATCGATTATTTTACGTCTGTACTTCCTCGTGCTCAATATGGTGAAGAATCTGCTGTACCTATTGGTTTGGATAATACTGACGCAACTTATATTGTTAAAGATTCTGCTGACTCTTCTAAGGGTGTTATTTTTGGTTCTTCTTCTCATACTCCTAATGATACTTTACTGAAAGCTGATGAAGATCCAACACCTGTAGATGGTTCATATGTATCTTGGGTTCGTTCCTCTTCTACAGGTGATGTTCTTCTCGGTTTTAAAGGTAAACTTTCTGCTGCGGGTTCTTCCTTGAAAATTTCTGCTTTGCGTTCTGCTACCGCTCTACAGAAATATAAGGAGATTCAGAACAGTAACGACCCCGACTTTGCTAATCAAGTTTTGGCTCACTTTGGTATTAAGCCAAAGGTTGATGCTCGCACCTCTATTTTTATTGGTGGAGATGATAAAACTTTGAGCATTAATCCTCAAGTAAATACCAATTTCCTTGATGGTGGTCAACCCGATATTAAGGCTATTGGTGTTGGTGATTTGTCTGCCGGCTGCAAGTTTACTGCGTCTACCTATGGTATGATTATTGGTATCTATCGTGCAGTTCCACAACTTGATTATGCTCATGTTGGTATTGACCGTAATTTGTTCAAGACTGATGCTACCGATTTTCCTATTCCGGAATTAGATAGTATTGGTATGCAAACCCAGTACAGATGCGAATTAAGTGCTCCGTTGATTGGTACTTGTCCTAAGGTTGTTCCATTAGCATCTTCTAAGCCTTATGCTTTGGATATGACTGTCACTTATGGTTATGCTCCTCGTTATGCGGAACTTAAGAGTGCCCGTGATTACTTTGAAGGTGGTTTTTGTGGCACTTATAAATCATGGGTTACGGGTTATGACCAATCTTTTCTCTCTCGTTGGCGTCGCAATTTAGGCAGTTTATCTCTTGCCAATTATGGTAGTATTGATGATTTGTTTAAGTGTCGTCCATCTTTACTTTACCCTATCTTTGTTAACCAATGGTCGGGTACTGTAAATGATGATAAGTTACTCATTGGTAGTGTTAATACTTGCGTTGCAGTCCGTCCATTTAGTATGTATGGTTTGCCTTATTCAAAATAATTTAAATTTGTTTGATTATGAAAGCTAAAAATAAAGTTGTTTATGTACCGCCAGTTTATGAGGAAGTACAACATGAAGTAACTTCTGTTGATGATAAGAATAACCCTTTGCGTACTTCTTTTCATACAGATGTTTCTTTGTTGCAGCGTATTGATAATATGCGTGCTGATGCTCAGACGTTGCGAGAAATTAAGGAATCTTTGCAGCCTATGATTGATACATCAAATTTCCGTTCTCAGTTTGAAGAAACTTTTGGCTCTTTGACTGATGATGAGCTCATTAATTCTTGTCCTAGTCGTTACACTCAAACGGCCAGTGAAAAGATGTCTTATCTTCGTGAACTTGCTGCTAAGGATAAAGAAGTCCGTGAAAAGGCTGCTGCAGTTGCTAAGGATAAAGAAGAGAAAGAAAAGGCTGAAAAAGAAAATGCTGAATTTCAGTCACGTTTATTGGAAATCTTTAAGTAGTTTTGCCTATGTTGTCTAATATAATTTTAAGGAGTACTGCCGCTTTTGGCGGTGCTCCTTTTCGTTTGAATAAATGCACTGCTCTCGGTTCTGCTGGTGCTGGTGCCGGTGCTGGTACTGCTGTTGGTGGTGTTCCTGGAGCCTTAGTTGGTGGTGCTCTTGGTGTTGCTAGTTCTTTACTTGGTGGTCTTTTTGGTAAGCATAATACCAATAAGACTAATGAGATGAATTATAAAATCATGCAAGAGCAGAATCGTTTTAATTCAGAAGAAGCTAAGAAAAATCGTGATTGGCAAGAATTGATGTATCGTATGTTTGGTACATCATCTGCTAAGGCTAATGATATGCGTGCTGCGGGTCTCAATGCTTTACTTGGTGACGTCTCTGCCAGTGGTAATGTTGGTAGTGGTGCTGCTGCTACTGCTGCCGAATCTGCTCAAATGATGCCTACCGATTATTCGTTTATTGGTGATTCTGCTAATCGTGGTTTGGCTGCTTATAATACTACACGTTCCGTTGATTCTTCTGTTGCATTGCAAAAGTCTCAGGAGAATGTTAATAAGTCTATTGAGGGTGTTAACATGGCTCAAAAAGGTCTTCTGGAATCTCAGACCTCTATGCAAAAAATGACCTATAAGTTTGCTATGGATACCTATCAAAATAGGTTGTTGCAAGAGCAGTTTAAAGCAGAGTTGGCTAACTGGCAAGGTTTTGATGCTATGTATGATGCTCGAATGAAAGCGTTTAGTTTATATAATGTGATGCCCCAGGAGGTTGAAAAGAATGTTGCTCAAACAATGTCTTTCTATGCATCTGCATTCCGTGACATTGCTGCCGGTAAATATACTCTCAAGCAGACTGAGAATTATGGTAAGTGGTTATCTATTCAGCAGACGTTTGCACATGCTGCTACTGTTCAAGGTCAAGCCGCTTTAATGCAAGGTCGTGCCGCCATTACAAATGCTAATGCCAATGCTAGTTATCTTAAACAGTTAGGTGGCTATTATGGTGCTTTGACTACTGGTCAACATATGTCTAACGATATGCAACGCTATTATACTGATTTTATGTTAGGTAAAATGCCTATTGGTAAGGCTGAGAGTATTCTTCGTCAAACACCTTATAAGCATTTGCTTGATTTAAATATTCAGCAAAATGAGTGGTCCTTGAATAAGTTGATGCAAGAGCCAGATTTGATTCGGTCCCTTAGTGGTATGTATAAGTCGGAAACATCTCTTACTAATAAGCGTGTTGATAGTTATGATACTGATAAAATCTTTGAGCGTGGCGAATCTGTTTCGCGTATGTTCAAAAATGTTTCTGATGGTATCAGTAACTTCACACCTAAGCCTAGATTTAATGAAGGTTCTTCTTCTGGCGGTGAGCCTACACCACCACCTAGTGGTAAATCTTGGCTTGATGCGTACCGCGAAAACCCTAATTATAGTCCTACCGGCTATAAATAACAATTTAGGCGCAGAGGTTAACACCTTTGCGCCTTTATTTTTAGTACTTTTCAACTTTTATCCATTCTTCTATTATCTTTCGTTCTCCTTGAGCATCTTTGCAGCTTTTGTAGCAGTACAAACCGCCTGTTCTTACTTCTGTTGTTAATTGTACGTTATTAATGCAGACGCGTTTTTGATAATTCTCATTTAATCTAAATTACCTTCCCTAAAAATCTATATTTTTTTATGAAATAATAAAAATTTATTCTATTGTATTAATGTATCTGTTTTGTTTTTGTGTGCGCGCGCATTTTATACGTACGTACACAATTTAACTAAACAGATACTTTATTTTGGTTTGTCTCCTAGAAAAACCTTAGCTTTGCGCGGAAAAGTTTATAACTCATTGGTTACTACCTTTTTATGAAAATTTTCTTCTGAAAATTCCCCCTCTCTTGTTATGGATAGGCAAAAGTGGGAATACATATTCCCTAATTACTGCACTTTTGTTCCTTGTAACTATTATCCTAAAAAACGTTAACAAATTTGGTTGTTACAATTACTTTTCCTTATCTTTGCACCATGAAGAAGGAAATTATAAAAATTATCATCAAAGTTGCGCTTTATGCGCTCGGATTGATAGCTGCTTATTTTGGTGTCTCTACCATGACATCATGCAGTACGTCTCACAATGTAGTTGTTAGTGGTCGCACTACTATTGTATCAGTAGATACCACAATTGTTAAACATAACGGCTTTGTCCGTTCTAAAAAAAATAAGTCTTATGGTGAAAATTAATTCTCGCTGTTTCATCGTTGAAGTTAATGGTGTTCAGTATGTAGTTAAGTATGGCAAAATTGATGAATTTCTTTGTTTGTTTTTGCCTTCTGTAGTTGTTGTTTCTAGAATGACAACTTCACCTGTTTCTTGGAAACATGATTATCAATGGTATAAACGTATCTAGTTTTTGCCTATGACTGCTAAAGATTATTTGACTGCCCTTAAGGTTGTTCGAGAGATTCAGCGTAAACAAGCTTATTGTAGTGGTACCTCTCAACCTTTCTTGGCTGAAACTTTGAAAACTATTGAACTTTATTGTCCTCTAGACTTTTCAAAAAGTGGCGGTCGTGTTACAGATAAAACTATTATGAGTTGTTATGACGGTAATTTATTTGATACATAATTATGGCACTTTTTCCTCGTTGCAATAACCCTGTTTCCGTTGTTGGTCGACATGGCTTAACTCTTGTTGGTTGTCACTCATGCCTTCAGTGTCGTGTGGCTGCCCAGGAACATCTTTGCAAGATTTTAGAGGTAGAAGCATCTAAACATAAATATGTTGAATTCATTACTAATACGTATGATGATTTACATTTACCCTACATTGATACTTCTTATATGTACCCATTTGGTTATGCTCTTCGCATTCCTAATCGTGTTATCAAGAAGTATAATCGAAGAACTAAAAGTTTTTACTTTGTAGAGGATAAAATATCTAAATCATTTAAACTTACAGATTTTTCTACTATTGATACAGCTCCTATGTTGCGTGATTATTATTCACGTATTGATAAGTATTATAGTAGATTTCCTTCTCGTTCGCGTGGTATACGTAATAACTCTGTTATACCTATACTATGGTATGATGATATAAGAAAGTATATAGGTCGTTTAAGAAAATGGTTTTTAAAAGAATATGGTGAAACAATACGGTACTACATTATTTGCGAGTACGGTTCACAATCATTCCGTCCGCATTATCATATCCTATTATTCCACGACTCGCCTAGAGCGAGAGCAGATTTTAGGATTGTTCGAACTTTGCCCCAATCAACTAAAGAAAACCCCCGAGAAATTTGTGTTAAACTCGATTTGGCTGATTTATGGGTCTACGGTGATACGACTTCAAAGGTTACAGACGGCAACATGCAAGAATATGTTAGTAAGTATCTTACACAACATTCTGACTTCCCTCGAGTACTTGATAAGTTTCCACAAAGGAGTTTTCACTCAATCTTACTGGGCTCGAAGGACCGAAACGAGGTTAGAGAATTACTCCGGGCTAGAGATTACGAAACACTTACAACAGATTATGTTGTTAACAAAAAAGGTGTTCGACGTCCTGTTTCCATGTCCGATGCGTATTACTCTCAATTTGCCGTTAAATTTACAGGCTCTTCCTGTTTTAATGTTGCAGAAACTTCTTCCCTTTTTCGTTCGGTGGTATACGTTGCCAGACGATTCTTCTCTTCCCAGGGAGAAATCTATGATGATGGACAGGTAAGAGAGTTTCTTATGTGGTTGCTTAAGTCTTCCACTGCTGATTTATATAAATATGATTATCAGTTTCGTGCTGTTCATTGGTATGCTGTAACATTTGCTAAACCTATTTATAACAGTTCCGCTTCTGTCAACCCTTTAAAATCGTTGCTTTATGCTGCACATCATCACTATTCGTTATCCTCCTATTTAGGTTTGGATTTCTATGAATGTCTTAAGTTACGTTTTGACTTCATATCATGGAAAGATTATCAAAATATGGTTCAGTATTTCCAAAATCTGGAAAATGATAAATTATTTGCATATGAAAATTATGCCAGTATGTCTCCATATTCTGGTACTTATGATTTTAATAGTTTAAAAACACGGTCTATTTTTCAGTATCAAGTCCAGAAAGCTAATATGGCTTTTATTGAGAATGTTAAGCACCGTGATGTTGTAGATTCTTATAAAAATTAATTATTATGGCTAATAAAGTTTTAGGTATGCATCGCCTTAAGAATAAGGTAAATCGTAATGCTTTCGATTTGTCGCATCGTCATATGTTCACCGCCCAGGTTGGCGAATTGCTGCCAGTTTTTACCCAGTGGGTTAACCCTAATGAGACGTTCAAGATCGGGTATAATGGTAAGACACGTACCGCTGCGTTGAATACTGATGCGTTTACTCGTATCCGTGAAAATATCCAATACTATTTTGTACCTTTTCAGTCGCTTTGGAAGTATTTTGAGCAGCAGGTTAATAATTTAACTACAGGTGATGCGGGACAGAATATTTCTAAGTTTGCTGACAGTTCTACTGAGGCGTCTAAAGTTTCAACTTCTCTGCCTTATATTTCCTATCGTGATTTGGGTTTCTGGTTAAGTTTAATTGTAACCCATGCTCTAAATGCCTGTGGTTCTTATTTTGTTGATAATCCTGACAGCAATAACCGTTCTGCGTTGGGTTTTAAAGAATTTTGTGATTCCAGTTCTGATTTTTCAGATGTTTTTGTTTGTGACGGTTATCGTTATTGTCGTGCTGCTAAATTACTTATGGCTCTCGGTTATGGCAATTTTGATACTGTT